TGCCAGTGACATTGCCTGTGACGTTGCCCGTGAGAGGCCCAACAAGGCTAGAACCTGTAATGGTAGTGCCGCTAATAGCTGCAGGAGAAGCGCCACCAATAACAGTACCATCAATAGTACCAGCGTTAATGTCAGCAGTATCAGCTACAAGGCTGTCAATGTTAGCTGTACCGTCTACATAAAGGTTACGCCACTCTTGTGTAGAGCTACCAAGATCATACGTATCATCTACATCAGGAATGATGTTACTGTTAATGTCTGCACCAAAGGCTACAGTATCTGTGGCTGCATCGCCAAAGGTCAGATTGCCATTAATAGTAGCATTGCCTGTAACTGTCAGGTTTCCACCTACAGAAAGATTAGCAGAAGCAGTGACGTTACCAGTAAAGGTAGAAGTCTCGTCTACAGTAAGAATGTCTGTTTTTACAGTGCCGTCAAAGAAGGCGTCTTTATACTGAACAGAGCTTGTGCCAAGATCAATCGTGTTTGTAGTCTTTGGAGTGACTGCAGTAGTAGACACAATAACGTCTTGGCCCGGACCTACCTTAGTAATAGGCGCACCTTCTCCTGCAGACCCGTCATGTTTGTGGCCTGTAGTAGCATTGAATGCATCTTCAAGAGTGTTGTATTCTGCATCAAAATCATCAGCATCAATAACGTTGCCGTTAGCAATATTATTAGCTGTGTCTTGGCGTGTGTAGCCTGCCATAATATGAGTCCTTACTGTCTATCGTTCTGTCTAAACTCTAGAAGCGCCGTGTCCAGAGTAAATGAAGGGTTAGTTGAACTATCTTCAATACGCATAGCTATAGTTTTACCAGAGCCTATAATGTTTCTAATGTATTGTTTATCTAATTCGCCACCAAAGGTAGCAGAGCCAAAAACTGCACTAGTAGAGCCGTAGATAAATACAGCACTACCAGTACTTGCGATGTTAAAAGTAGTTGGCTGAATAACGCCTGTATTAGTATCTGTGCCAAAGTCAAACTTGATGTTTACATCAAGAGACATAGCCCCTAAAGGCTCAGCATATAAGGTGAGTTTATATACCGTCTTACGTGCTTGCGGGTCAGTAATAGCCATATAAGGAGACTCATAGATAGCCTCAATGACATTCCCATCAAAAGAAGAGCCTGTGTCTAACTCATAGACATACCCATCTTCGTTAGCAAATATGGTTGTCTCGTCATAGCCTGCTGTATACTTACTATCGCTGCAGTACGCTTTAATGCCTTTTGTAGTAGCCCAAGCAACAGACCCTGCACCTTGGCTAGAAAACTTAGTAGCAAGAAGCCCTTTAGCAGAACTCTGCCTCTCAGAAGCTACATATGCAAAGATACGGTACTGGGCTTTCTCACGTAAAACAATAGAGCTAAAGTTTGTAGTAGACTGCAGGAAGTTATAGGCGTCTTTAGCAATAGTATCAGAAGGAATATCTAAGCCAAAATCGCCAATACGATCCGTTGCACTTAAGAGCCTAATGCCATCAGGAGCAACATACATAATGTCGCCGCCTACTTCTTGAATAGTATCACCATTAATGCAGCCAATGCGATCCGTAATAGGAGCAACAACAAAGTCAGAGATTGAACTACCAGTAATACGCTTGATGCTGTTTCTGCTAAACACAATCAGTTGGTCACGGAATACCGCTAAGCCTGTGATCTGGTGGCCTATATTAATAACACCACCACCATTAGCAGCAGTAAAGTCGCTGTAGTTAGAGGGCGCAGTAAAGTAAAGATTAGTCTCTTTAGCGTAGAAGACGGTAGTCTTGAAGACAGCTACGTGAGAAGCGCCTTGAACATCAGATGGCGTTGTAAGATAGGTAACAGTATCTGCTGTATCATCATATACAAAGGGATAGTTAACGCTGTCTACGCCAAGGATAATATGCCCTGCGCCAAAGTTTAACTCAGTGAACCTTACTTTAGCTCCGTTTAGAGCAGACGTAGCTTTTAATGTCCAGCCTGCACCTGTGCTTTTATATACTTTACTGTAAGTACCGTCACTACGGACAGCTAAGACTTCGCCTGCTGCAACGACTTTAATCCCAAGTACAGGCCCAGTGCCAGAGACGGCATTGGTATCAAACTTATCATATCCTCTAATCTTTGAGTAGCCACCCTCTTTAGACGGCTCAAAGTTTTGTAGGATAGTGGCAGAACCCACAGCATTAACACCCTGCTGTAAAGGGGAGAGGCTAGAAATCAAGCCCCCCTTAAACTCAATAGGAAATGTCTGCCATTCTGTAGCCATTAGAAATGAACTCTTGTATCTTTAAGGTATTCGGTTCTATTGATGTGCAAACTACGTAAGTTCTTGATGCCAGCTTCAAACTTGTCCTGAGCAAAGTTAGCTGCCTGCATATCCCCACGGAACTGGTAAACGTAGTACATAGCACCGTCTACAATAACGTGTCTGTAGTGCTCTGGGAGGGTCGGGATGTCAGTAGCATTCTCAAGAGTGAAGCTGTATGTGTAGTATTCATACACTACTTCATAAGCTTTATCCGGCGAAGGGACGAAGATAAGCTCTCTGCTAGGAGTACGCACAACGTAAGATGGCATACTTCTTATATTATTACTAGAGTTATACTCACTATACACGTATTTGTCAAGATATTCTTCGTAGTTCATGACTTTTAATTTACGTGTTTCGTTAGCATTAACATCGTCTTGCCGGATACGAAAGGTGTTGAAGTTAATCGTCTTGGCATCATAGGGATAGCTGTAACGCACAACACCCGGAACTAAAACCTCTGTTTCCTCAACATGGTTCCACGGCCACTCAAACTCTTCCTGATTGATATGTCGTACAGCGGAGTTGACTGCATCCTTAGCAAAACTGTAGTAACCAGTAGCTCCATCAAAGTTAGCCGAAGTTAACTCTACCTCATTGAGCCTTCTGTTTACGTCATTGACAAGACCTAAGTAGTTATACGCAGGCATTCTTACTTCTCCTTAATACGCAGGAAGATAGAGCGTTCATACACAAGACCGCTACCTGAGGTGATCTTGCAGTTAATTGTATATCTGACGTTGTTTGTGCCTAGAGAAAAACGTGCAGTAGCAACTTGACCAGAGATAGTACCAGTTACGAACTGTAAGCCATTCACTATGGAAGCATCAGTAACCTCAGTCTTGACACCATCTTCGTCATAGATATACCACACAGCAGCAGACAACGTGTCATCCCTTAACAGGCGTGACCAGTCTACGCTGCGCTCTACGATTTCATCTTTATCTTTGTCATTCCATTTGTAAGACATCTTGTATTCCTATGCAGCGATAACCACAGTTGTGCTCTCTGGTAACTCTCTAATGTAAACGATGTTATTTTCTTCTTTAATGTGGACGGTATCTCCGGGTGATACTGTCTCTGCAGCAATGTAGTATGTTGGGTTTTCGTATCTCACGTAAGCAGTAGCATTAGTTGGATGGCCTACGAGTACTAAAGTCTGGCGTCTGTCATATTGGTCTGCGTAGTCTTCATACGGGAATTTTACTGCAGTAGTACTTAGTGAGTTATTATACAGGGATAGCTCGTTACCTACAAGCACAACATTAGCACGACCCTCAAATACAAAGCTATCATTTACGTAGTGTGTAAGATAGACAGAGCTTAAAGAAGTATTAGCTTGTGCGTCTACGTCTGCAAACGGAGAGGCGCTTATAGTAGCAATAGTATTGACTAGAATAGTATTTGCTTTAGCATCTACGTCAGCAAAGTCTTGAGCAAAGCCTGTAGATACAGCAGGTTGTAATACGAAGGAAGCCTGAGCATCTACGTCTGTAAAATTAGATGTGTAGCTATACAGTGAAACACTAGGAATTACAGTGGTAGCTTGTGCGTCTACATCAGCAAGAGCAGAAATAACGTTTTCAGCATACGTAGAAGAGATATAAAGCACAGCCTGTGCATCTACATCTGCAAAGTTTTCAACAACTCCAGTTACACTTACGTTGCCTGAGAATGCTAATGCATTAACAGAGGTAATAGGGTGTGAGAGAGGCGTCTGTGAGAATGTTGTAAAGCCTAACATCTATACTTACCTTGCACCTGTTGTGCTGCTTATTCCTTTAGAACCTTGATGTCGGTGTTATGTGATTGCTGGCGTGTGAACAGCATCCAGACGAAGCCCCCGACTGGAAGCACAACGTATTTCAGAATTAGGTCGAGGGCTTCCATTTAGTCTACTCCGGTTTAGTCGGCCAAGTGATTTCGGTCGGGAAGCCAGCCTGCTGCGGAATGTCACGCAGAGCTTGGCGGTAGGTTGCCCAAGCAGCTTGGTCTACAGGTGCGTCAGGCATCTGCGTCCAGTCGGAGTCTGCCAACAGTTGGTTGCGCTCTGCTCTTATGTCAGCCGCTAGTTTTTCCAGATCAACGGCTGGCTCTGGGCGACGATAGAACTTTTGCCCGTCATAGCTGCCACCAATTTCTGCATCTTCTGAAGCCTCTGGCCAGTCAGCGCACCAGTCTGGGATGTTATCTGGATCAACCATTATAACGTTTTCAACAATGCCGTTTTCTACTTTTGCAAGCCTCATGTTGCTACCCTCACCACACAGTCACACGGCACTGACCAGCACCACCGATCCCAGCGTTTCCGTTTTCAGTGCCACCGCCGCCGCCTCCGGGCTGAACTC